TGCAAGTGATTCAACGTTGCTGCTTGAGATTGATACCCCAGCTTCAGCTACGCAGGTTAATAGCTTGTATATGGCAGCAGAAGGTATCCGTACAACGTACAAAACGAATGATCTTGCAACCGTGGCGGTTACGAATGTCACTGCGGTTACACTAATCTGCGGGTGATGTCATGGCAAAAACCCCAGCTTGGCAGCGCAAGGAAGGTAAAAACCCAAAAGGTGGTTTGAACGCCAAGGGTCGAGCATCGTACAACGCTGCCAATCCGGGAAAGCCTGGACTCAAAGCACCTCAGCCAGAGGGCGGGCCTCGTAAAAAGTCATTCTGTGCCAGGATGGAAGGCATGAAGAAGAAGCTTACGAGTGCCAAGACTGCTAATGACCCAAACAGTCGTATCAATAAAAGTCTACGCGCTTGGAAATGTTAAATGGATACTGGCGTCTTGGTTTGGAATCTGGTTACATCATTTTTCGTGGCCTTGGTCATGTTGATGCTTAAAAACGCATCCGACGAGCAGAAACGTATTCAGATTCTGCTCAACAAAACGAGGGAGGAAATCGCTCGTGATCACATCACTCGTGCAGAGGTTCGTGCAGATCTTGAAAAGATTATGGAACGCTTTGATACAGGCTTTGAACGGCTTGAAGCAAAGATTGATGCGCTTGCTAAAAAAGGATAAGCAAGATGAAAAAGAAATACGATGAAGGTGGTCGCGTAGAAGTGCGAGGTAAAAAGCCTTCTCTTGCAGAACGCGCTGCTGGTGTAGCTGAAGAGTACGGTCACGGTGTTGGCATCCCTGGAATAGCAGGATCTACTGCTAGGGCTGTAGGCATAGCAAGAGACTTAAAGCAAAATAAAGCACAAGACGAGATTATTACTAAAAGAAAATCAACGCCTGAACGGGAAGACAAAGTGCGCCGCTTTAAAGAACGGTTTGACGCTGCCGACCCTAGCGAAGAGCCCTATAAAAAAGGTGGCAAAGTAGGTTCAGCTTCTAAACGTGCTGATGGTATTGCAATGCGCGGTAAAACCCGTGGGAAGATGGTCTAATGCCAGCAGTTAGCGCAAAGCAAGAGAAGTTCATGCAAGCCGTAGCACATAACCCCAAGTTTGCGAAGAAAGTTGGTGTCCCTCAATCTGTAGGAAAGGAATTTACGATGAAAAAGATGAATATGGGTGGTGGCGTAGCCCCATCAAAAATGGGCGCTGTTAAGACTGCTGCTCCTAGCCGTGACGGTGTTGCTACCAAGGGTAAAACCAAAGGTAAACAAATCAAGATGGCTAAAGGTGGTATGGCTAAGATGAAGAAGATGGCTTACGGCGGTAAGGCTTGCTGAGATGATGCCCTCTCGCGGGATGGGGGCGATTTCGCCCTCAAAAATGCCAACTGCCAAGCGTAAAGCTAGGCGGGATAACACTGATTTTGATCAGTACGCTGAAGGTGGCAAGGTGAATGCGGCAGGTAATTACACCAAACCGGGGCTTCGCAAGAAGATTGTCGCTCAGGTTAAAGCCGCAGCTACTCATGGCACAGGCGCAGGGCAATGGTCCGCGAGAAAAGCACAGCTTGTAGCTAAGAAGTACAAAGCCGCAGGTGGGGGCTACCGAGATTGAAAGCGCCGCAGCAGAGTTTGAAGGCTTGGGGGGACCAGAAATGGCGGACAAAAAGTGGTAAACCGTCTAGCAAAACTGGCGAACGATACCTCCCGGAGGCGGCAATTAAATCTCTTACACCTTCAGAATACGCTGCAACGACAAAGGCAAAACGAGCTGGAAAAAGCGCAGGAAAGCAGTTTGTCAAACAACCGGCAAAAATTGCCGCAAAGACTGCGAGATTTAGATGACCACTAGCGGCTCAACCGACTTTAATCTTGAATTTACTGACATAGCCGAAGAAGCTTTTGAAAGGGCTGGTCGGGAGATGCGCTCTGGTTACGACTTGCGTACTGCACGTCGTTCGATGAACCTACTGACGATTGAGTGGGCGAATCGTGGCATCAATATGTGGACGATTGAGCAGGGCACGAAGAATTTGGTACAGGGCACTGCGACGTACGATTTACCGAACGACACCATTGACTTGCTTGAGCACGTTATAAGAACGGGAGCCGGGAATGCCTCTACGCAAGCTGACCTCACACTTACCCGGATTAGTGTCTCCACCTACGCCACAATCCCAAACAAACTTTCTCAAGCACGACCGATACAGATTTACATCAGCAGGAACTCTGGAGCCACGTACCCCGCCACCAGCAGTTATTCTCCATCTGCAACCGCCTACCCCCAATTCACAGTTTGGCCCGTACCTGACCAAGGTACCGAAGCCTCGCCGTACTATCAAGTAGTCTACTGGCGGATGCGTCGTATTCAGAATGCTGGTGACGGGATTCAAACCCCTGATATGCCGTTTAGGTTTCTTCCCTGTATTACAGCAGGGTTGGCGTATTACATCGCGCAGAAGATTCCTGAAGGGTTAGAAAGGCTTCAGATATTAAAAGCTTCTTATGAAGAACAGTGGAATTTTGCCGCTGGTGAAGACCGTGAAAAAGCTGCGGTTCGTTTTGTGCCACGTCGGATGTATTTAGGCAATACTGGGAGCTTCTAATGCCCAATCAGTTTGCCTCTGGTAAATATGCTATCGCGCAGTGCGATAGGTGTAACTTTAGATTTAAGCTGAAGCAGTTAAAGTCGTTGGTCATTAAAACCAAGAACGTCAATATTCTTGTTTGCCCTGAGTGTTGGGAACCAGATCAGCCGCAGCTACAACTTGGTATGTACCCTGTGTATGACCCGCAAGCTATACGAAACCCACGAGTAGATTCTAATTCGTATAGGCAAGCTGGACTTAATGGTCTGCGAGTTGAACCTGTGAATGATGACTCTAGCATTGATGAGCTAGGTACGATTACAATGGGTAGTCGAATTATTCAGTGGGGTTTTAACCCTGTAGGTGGTTCAAGATCTTTTGATGCTGCGCTTACCCCAAACGATTTAGTAGCGCAGGGTTTGGTTAATTCTGTCACCGTATCGTAGGAGCAAACGATGGATAAGAAAGACTTAGCGCAGGACAAAAAGATGATTGCTGGTGCAGTGCACAAGCACGAGAAAGCCAAGCACAAAGGTCAGCCTCTGACCAAACTTGCCAAGGGTGGCAAAACTAACGCAAACATGCTGAAGATGGGGCGTAACCTTGCCAAGATTGCTAACCAAAAGAATGCTGTACGGGGGCGATAATGAAACAAGTTAAACCCTTCAACCAACCCAAACCTGCACCGACTCCAAAGTCTACGGATGCAAAGCCTAAGACTTCTGGTATCAAGATTCGTGGCACAGGTTGTGCAACCAAAGGCGTAATGGCTAGGGGGCCGATGGCGTGAATTATACGGAGTTAAAAAAGGCGATCCGAGGATATGTCGAGAACGACTTCCCAACGATTACGTTTGCGGATTCGGTTACAACGTTTACGTCAGACGAGCAGCTTGCTGTTTTTGTTCAACAAGCTGAGCAGCGCATTTATAACTCCATGCAGTTTCCGTCTATCCGCAAGAATGTAACGGGTGTGACAACGACAAATAATAAATACCTTGAGTGCCCCAGTGATTTTTTATCGCCCTACAGTATGGCAGTTATTGACGCTGATGGGCGGTATCATTATTTGCTTAATAAAGACGTTAATTTTATTCGTGAAGCTTACCCTGTACCAACTGGTTCAGGTAATACAGGACGCCCCCGCCACTACGCTATTTTTGGCCCTACTGTTAACAGCGGCACAATCACTAATGAACTGACGTTTTTGTTAGGCCCAACGCCTGATGCAAATTATAATGTCGAGCTTCACTATTACTATTACCCAGAATCAATTGTGACTGCTGGCACTTCTTGGCTCGGTGACAATTTTGATTCAGTTTTATTTTATGGAGCGCTGCAAGAAGGGTATACGTTTATTAAAGCTGAACCCGACATGCTTGGCAGAATAGACACGCAATATAAAGAAGCTCTTGCACTTGCAAAGCGTTTGGCAGATGGTCTGGAGCGTCAGGACGCTTATCGTTCTGGTCAAGTACGGTATCCGGTGAAGTAGTATGGCAATTTACCAAACAATGTGCACAAGCTTCAAAGCTGAGGTTGCTCAAGCCTTGCACAATTTTACAAGGACAACGGGGGATGTATTTAAACTCGCCTTGTACGTCGCAACTGCCGATCTCAGTGCTAGCACCACTGTATACACATCCTCTGGGGAAGTATCGTCGAGTGGAACCAATTACACCGCCGGTGGAATTGCACTTACAAACATTACCCCTCTTTCTTCGGGTACTACAGGATATTGGTCGTTTGATGACGCAACGTTTACCAACGTGACCCTTTCATGTGCAGGGGCGCTGATTTACAATTCAACAAACGGCAATCGTGCGGTTTGTGTTTTAAGTTTTGGTAACACAATTACTAAAACAGCTTCAAATTTGGTTATTACTTTTCCGCCAATGGGCGCAACTGATTCTATATTGAGGATTTCATAATGGAACACGCAAAGACAAATGATGCTGTATCTAGCGGATTAATTGCTCGCCCAGGTTCTGGAGAAGCAGCCCGTGCGATGGGCAAGTATTTCTTTGAGTGCTACGACAAAGACGGCAATCTCAAATGGACAGCGGAATCTAAAAACCTCGTGGTCAACGTGGGCCTTCAGTACATGGCTGGCACGTCGCTTGACGGGGCAACATCGCGCATCACTTCTTGGTATATTGGTCTTTACGGGGCTGGAGCGTCTAATACACCCGCCGCAGGCGATACCATGTCTTCTCACGCCGGATGGACTGAGGACACATCGTACAGTAATGCAACGCGCCCTGCTGCAACATTTGCGGCGGCGACAACGGCTAATCCTTCGGTTGTTACTAATACAGCAAGTAAAGCATCGTTTAACATCAACTCTGTTTCTCAAATTACGATTGGTGGTGCGTTCTTGACAAGCGATAACACCAAAGGTGGCACAACGGGTACGTTGTTTTCTGCTTCTGACTTCACAGGTGGGGATCGTTCGGTTGTTAGTGGTGACGTTCTTCAAGTAACGTATCAGTTCAGCTTGTCTGCATAATGGCTTTTGTAGTTGCTGATCGTGTACAAGTTACTGTATCTGCGCCGGGGTCGGCTACAACTATAACCCTAGGCGCGGCGGTAACTGGGTTCCAAGACTTTGCAGTCATTGGTAATGGTAATAGCACTTATTACACGATAGCTGATCAGTCTGGTTCTAACTGGGAAGTTGGAATTGGAACTTACACATCTTCTGGTACAACGCTGTCAAGGGATACAGTCCTGTCAAATTCTGCCGGAAACACAAGCAGAATAAATTTTAGCTCTGGAACCCAAAACGTATTCGTAACACTTCCTGCGGAAGCAACGCTGGCTAATTCGCCTAATCTAGATGGCGGCATACCCTCAACTAACTATGGCGGCGCACAGGCTATCAACGGAGGAGCACCCTAATGGCCGTTCAAATTCAAACCCGTAATGGCACTGCTGCTCAGTGGACATCTGCTAACCCTACTTTGATGGTGGGGGAAATCGGTGCTGAAACGGACACAGGGCGATTTAAGATTGGTAATGGCTCCACGGCTTGGAACAGTCTTACTTATGCTGCAAGTGCAAAATGGCAGGGCGCTTACAGTGCTGGCACTGCATATGTAGTAAACGACGTTGTTTCGTACAACAATTCATCTTATATCTGCATACTTAACTCGACCGGCAATCTGCCTACCAACACAACCTATTGGTCACTTTTAGCTCTTGCAGGAACCAACGGTACAAACGGTACAAACGGCACATCATTTATCTGGCGCGGGGCTTACAACGGCGCAACAGCGTACGTTGCTAATGATGTAGTCAGCTATAATAACTCAAGCTAC